GGATTGGCAATGGGCGGTCAAGTTTACCCGCCAGGTCGAGGCTCAGTTCCGTGTCCATGATCGAGACACCCGCCGCATGGCCGATGCGGAACGAACCCAGACGCTCGGCCAGCTGTTCGAAACCGCCTACCGCCACTGGTTTCGCGACGGTGAAGCCCTGGGCTATGTCGAGTTCCGGAAACGCGGAAGCGCCTATCGCACCTGTCTCAGGCTGATCGATCCCGATCGGCTGCAGAACCCGGACAGCCGGGCCGACGAGACTATTCTCGACAACGGCAACCAGGTGATCGGCGGCGTCGAGATCGATCCCGACGGTGTTCCCGTCGCCTATCATATCCGGGTCCATCATCCGGATAGCAGCGCACCGACGACCTCGATGACCGAAACAACTCGCGTGTTGCGCGAGGATCGAGACGGGCGGCCACGTGTAATCCATGCCTTCCGACGTAACCGGGCACAGCAGCGTCGCGGCATCTCGGCACTGGTCGCCTCGATGCGCAAAATCCGGATGCTCGACAAGTACGACGACGCCGAGCTGGAACTGGCGATCCTGCGCTCGACCCGAGCACCGTACTTGAAATCGAGCCTCAGCACCGACCAGGCTCGCGAACTGCTCGGTGCACCCGCTGGTGAAATCGCTGACAAGGGAATGCCACCCTTTCTCGAAGAGTGGATGAAATATCGCGGGGAAGACCCGCTACTGATCGATGGCGTCGGGTTCACAACCCTGTTTCCCGGCGAGGATATCGGGTTTGCCAAATCGGATGGTCCGCCCGCGCATTACGCTGATTTCCGCAAGGAAGGACTGCGCAGCGTCGCCAGCGATTTCGGGCTGTCGCACCAGCAGCTCGCGCAAAATTGGGATGACATCAACTATTCGTCGGCGCGAACGCTGCTCAACGAGATATGGCGGGGGCTGCTCGACGATCGCTGGCAGTTCACGCAGTCCTTCTGCACGCCGTACTACGCCGCGTTCCTCCAGGAAGCTGTCGCGATCGGCAAGGTGAAGATCCCCGGCGGCCCGGCGAACTTCTACCGCTTTCGCGCCGAGCTCACGATGGCGGACTGGCTGGGGCCGGGTCGCGGCCGCATCGACCCGAAGAAAGAGGCTGACGCTTCCGACCTCAATCTTGCGGCGGGGCGGACGAACCTCGGCATCGAAGCGAATGAGCAGGGTCTGGATTCGCGCGATGTACTGATCGGCCGCGCCCGCGACAAAGCTGACATCGAAGCGCTCGGGCTGTCCGACATGATTGGACACAACGGCGGACCCAAGATGGGCGCGCCATCCCAGACCGAGGACGAGGACAATGATCAAAGAGACGCGCGTGAACAGCGAGGTGAGGACGAATGACCGCGCCGCCCCGGCCCCAGGGCTTTCCAAACATCGCAAGTCAGCTGCTCAATCGCCCGCTGGCAATCGATCCGCACAAGGCCGAAGTCCTGCTGTGCGCACTCCAGCATAAGCTGGGTGTGATCTCGATCGAGACGATCAACGGCGTGACGCTTGAAGCCAGCGAGATGCTGGCGCGCACGCAGGCGGCCCAGCGCACCGCACTCGCGCGCGATGCGACCTATGACGCCGATCAGCGCAAGGGCTACCGGATGGCGGGCGACATCGCGGTCATCCACGTCGAGGGGACGCTGGTCCATAAGGCTGGCTGGCTGGACGCGATGAGCGGGTTCTGCGGATACAATCTGTTGACCCGGCAGTTCGAGGAGGCATTCGCAGATCCGGACGTGCTCGGCATCTGGGTCGAGATCGACAGCCCCGGCGGCGCCGTTTCCGGCCTGATGCAACTCTGCCAGTTCATCGCCGAGAACACGCAGGAGATGGGCGGCAAGCCGGTTTACGCCTGGGTGAATGAGACGGCGGCGTCAGCGGCCTATGCCATCGCCTGCTGCTGCGACCGGATTTACGGCGTCGAAGATTCGATGGTCGGCTCGATCGGCTGTGTGATGGTTCATGCCAGCTTCGAGGGCCAACTCAAGGACGAGGGTATTGCCGTCACGGTCGTTCGCGCCGGCGAGCGCAAGTACCGCGGCAACCCCTACGAAGATCTGGACGAAGCCACCTTGGCCAAGTTCCAGGACAGCGTCGACGACGCACGGCTGCGCTTCGCGAACCTCGTGGCCATGGGGCGAGATGTCCCTGTGGCGCAAATTCTCGGCACCGAAGCGGAGTGGTTCGAGGGCGAGGACGCCGTCGAGCAAGGCTTGATGGATGCCGTCACCACCGAACGCGAAGCCTGGTCGCGCCTCGAAGAGGAGTGCGACCGCATCAAACGAGAAAGGAGGCAGAGCCGATGACTGGCCGCCGCTTCGAAAACTTCAGCAAGCGCGTCAACGAGCGCCTGTCCGAAGACCCGCCGGCCGATGGCCTGGAGGTTTCACCAACGCAACCCGACGAGCCGGAAGAAGCCGACCCGCCGGAAGCTCCTGAAAAGGAAAACGAAATGTCTGAAGAGACCCCCGTCGAGCAGACGGACGCCTACCAGGCCGGGTTCAAGGCGGCGAACGATCGGATCAATGCCGTGTTTGCCCACGAGAACACCACCGGCCGCGAAGCCCACGCCGCCCGCCTGATCGGCCGTGCCAGCCTGTCGGCTGACGAAGTGGTCGCCGAACTCGCGCATTTTCCGAAGGCCGAACAGCTTTCCGAGGATCAGCAGCAGAGAGCCGCCGAAGCTGGCGGCCGCGCGGAGATGCTTTCGGCGATGGAGGAAGCCGGCAACGCCGACCTCGGCGCCGACCGCGACACCGATGCCTCGACCTCCAAGCGTCGCACCTCTGCGCGCTGGGACAAGGCGAACGCCAAAATCGAATCTGGCCGGAAGGAGAACTGAGCCATGGCTACTCCCCTCAACTACGAAAGCCGCCGCTCGGGTTGCTATCTCGGCGAGAGCGCGACCCTCAACCTGATCAACGAGGAAATCATCGTCGATTCCGGTGCCGGCGTCCTCTATCCCGGCACAATCCTGGGGCAGATCATCGAGGCAACCGCCACCGTCACGCCCGGCGCCCCGGTCAGCGGATCGGGCCAGACCGTCGGCAACGGCGCGGTCGGAACGTGGACCGCCGACGCCGCGGCGCCGGACGGCACCTGGCAGCTGATCATCACCAACGAAGCCGCCAACGCCGGCCAGTACAAAGTCGTTCGCCCCGACGGATCGATCGACGGTTACGGCACGGTTGCCGTCGCCTATAACGGCACGATCAACGGAACTCTCGCCGACGGCGCCAACGATTGGAAGGAAGACGACGTCATTCCGATCGTCGTCAGCTACGCGACGCGCACGGTAAAGTATGTCGCGCATGATCCGGCGCTGACCAATGGCGGCCAGAATGCAGCCGCGATCCTCTTCCATCGCGTCGACGCCACCGCTGCCGATGTGAAGACCGTCGCCACCGTGCGCGGCCCGGCTACCATCAACGGCAACATGCTGACCTGGAAGTCGGGCATCTCCGCGGCGAACAAGGAGATCGCCCTCCGCGCCCTCCGCGCCAAGGGTCTCGGGATCCTTCCGCAGCACGCCGTCTGAACACCCCCTTTTCGAAAGGATAACGACTATGCCTATCACCATGGCGGTCTTCGGCGACGATGCTTTCACTCAGGCATCGATGATCGAAGGCATCGACAAGCGCACGTACATCCCCTCCGGACTGGACCAGATCGTCGGCTTCCGGCCCAAGTCGGTCGCAACCGACGTGGTCTACATCGGCCAGACCAATCGCACGAACGGCATCATTCAGTCGACGCTGCGCGGCGCGCCGATCGAGATGCGCACCCGTCCCGAAAAGAACTTCCGCCCGATCCGCATCCCGCGCATCGCCGAGGGCGATCAGCTCTATGCCCACGAATTCGCCAACCTGATGCCGTGGGAAGGCGAGGACGAAGTCGACATCGTGCTCCAGCGCGTGCGCGAGATGCAGGAAGACCTGATCGGCGATCTCGAAATGACCGAAGAGAACATGCGCCTTGGTGCACTCAACGGCATGGTGCTGGACAAGGACGGGTCGACGATCGTCGACTACTTCACCGAGTTCGGCATCGTCGCACCGAGCAGCGTCGACCTTACGCTCGACAACGCCAGCATGACCGTGGGCGAATTGCGCGAGAAGGTCGGCAAGCTGCTGATCATGCCCATCGCCCGCGCTATCGGCCAGGGCACGGCAGCGCAGGTGCCCATCCGGGCAATCTGCGGCGACAATTTCTGGTTCGCCCTCACCGGCCATCCTGCGATCGAGAAGACCTATCTCAACTACGTCGCTGCTGCGGAACTGCGCGAGCAACGGGTCTGGGAAAGCTTCGAGTTCGGCGGCGTCACCTGGTTCCATTATCGCGGCACCGACGACGGCTCGACCATCGCCATCGGCACTAACACCGCCAAGGTGTTCCCATATGGCCTGCGCGGCATGTTCCAGCACATCATGGGGCCGGCGAACGAGTTCATCCCGCTGCTCAATCGTCCGGGCAAGCGCTACATCCCGTTCCTCATCCGCGACCGCGATCGCGACCAGTGGGTGCAGCCGGAAATCTACGCCTACCCGCTGTTCCTCAACTCGCGTCCGGACCTTGTCCTGACGGCGACGATCTAAGGAGGGCTGGCCATGCCTGGCGTGGAAACTGTCGAAGTCATCGCAGCGGTCACCGACACGCTGCATGACGGCACGAACATGATCGTGCTGACCAAGGGAAAGGCGACGCCGGTCGCCTCTGCTTCGGTCCCCTTCCTCATCGCAAAGAGCGCTATCGAAGATCCGGCGGGCAGCACCGGGGCCGCAAATCGGTCGTCGCTCGACAAGCTCACCCTCGCGGAACTCATCGTTATCGCTATCGACGAAGGTATCATCCTTCATCCGGAGGAAATGCGCCTGGGGTTGGTCGAGGCCATCGCCGATAAGCGCGCCGCAGACGACGGCACGCTGGATGGCCTTCTCGGGCAGGTCGTCGACGAGAACGGCAATCCCGTCGATCTTCCTGTAGGCGATCCGTCCGATCCGCCGCAGGGCCTCGACCTGACCGAGACAGAGCGCGCGGCCTTGCCTCCGCTCGATCAAGGCGGCCAGTTCGATCACGATGGCGATGGCGTGCCGGGCGGAAGCCTGCCGCACGATCCCCCCGCCCTCACCGGCAAGAACAAGGCCGAGCTGCTGGCCATCGCGGCGGCGGAGCACGTCGAAGCCGACGAGAGCATGACCAACAAGCAGATCGTCGACGCCATCGAGGCCGCCCGCGCCTCTTCGGCCGAAGACGACGACGACGCGCCGCCGACGGAATGATCCCTTCGGGGTCGGGGCGCGTTGCCCCGGCCCCGCGGGCACCACACCATGGCGCTTCCCAACATCAATGATTTGACGACCCGGCTGGTAGCGACGTGCGACGCCATGCTGGGCGACACGATCCGCTACAAGATCGCCGGCGGCCCGTTCGCCAACGTCACGGCGATGGTCGAATACGGTCGCCAAATCCGCGACATCGGCACCGGCCAGGTCGTCGACCTCGATCACCGGGTGTCCATCGCCAAGCTGGTGATGCCCAGGCGTCCGCTGGGCAACGACCGCCTCATCCTGCCCGACTATCCCGGTATCTCGTTCAAGCCAGTCAACGTCGATGAAGTAGGGCTCGACTGGATTTTCGAGGCCGTGCGTGCCTGACGCCGCGGTCATCCAGGTCGGCCAGATGATCGTCGAGCGCCTCGCTGGCTGGCCCGAGCTCAACCACTTCACGGTCTGCTACAACCCCTCGACCGAGAACGCGACGAGCGAAGAGGCCGGCGATACGATCAACGTCTACCC